CGGCAGAGTAATGAAATCTTTATTAGAATTTAAATCAATTGTTGAAGAAGAAAAATCAGACTATTCAAAGTTTGATACTCTAGTTCGTGCTGGTCTGGCCAATAAAGCACAGATGCAGCGTATTCATAAAATCTTAGACAAGATGAGTGAAGAGCGTCCTACATTTAATAATGCAGATAAACAGATTATTCAAAATCTTTTTAATAAGATGGTTGATTTAATTTCTAATAATAAACAGATTAACATGCAAGCACGCCGTGCTGTAAAAGAAGACCTTGATGAAGGTTATACTGATACCGCCGATTTTAAAGTTGGCAAAGACGGCAGAAAAGTTAGAGCTCACAGAGTTAAAGTTGGTGATACACCAGAAAAAATAGAAGAAGAATTCTATTCTGAAACTATTGAGTTGACAGAGGCAAAATCAGATGATGAGCCACCATTTGTTTTGTTGTTGAAACGCAAAGCAATTCGCATGTATCCAGATAAGACAAAAGTTGCTTTGTATTATAACAAACAACTAGACAAATATTTTTCTGTTCCTTATGGTACAGATATTTCTGCCGCTATTCAAGCAGAAGAAGTAGAAGAAATTACTGAAGCGGTCATGGACCAACTTCATAAAATTGTAAAAGACAAACAAGCAGCTACAGTTAAGTTTGGTAATGGTAAATCTAGAAAAGTTGATGGATACACAGCATCGGCAATTACTCAGATACATAAAGCACTTAATGATGATAATAAAAAGAAAGTAGCTGATATGGTACATAAGAGTCCTGAACATTTTGAAAAAGTTGCTAACTTCGCTTTTAGCAAAGTAAAATGAAGTTTATAGATTTAATTTTTCAAGGCAAACTTGATGAGGCTAAAGAAAGCCTTTTCAATCGTTTGAATGATATTGCTGCTCAGCGTTTGCAAGAAGCAAGAACATATGTAGCAGGCGATATGTTTGAAGAAGTAGAAGAACTTGATGAGCGTAATACCAATCTCGTCAAAATGGGAAGAATAACAAAGATTCGCCGTAGAATTCGCCGTAATGCAAAGGGTCGTATTGTTCTACAAAAGAATCGTAGACGCTCAGGTATTAAAGGTTATAGAATTTCTGGTAATACAGTTAAGCGTATTCCGGCAGCTGCAAGATTAAAACAAGCACGCTTATTAAAGCGTTCATGGAAAACAACTAGAAGAGCTAAGTTGCGCCGCACATTGATTAAGCGTAAAATGTCAATGCGTAGACGCTCATCAATGGGACTATAAAAAATGGCATACGAAATTATTAACACACTAAGGTCATCTTCAATCATTAGAGTTGAAGGTCCAGGCACAACTACGGTTGCACTATCTAACCTATCGGTTAATGCTAATGAAACTGTAACAGCCGCAAATATTAAAAAATTACATTGGTCTACAAACGGCAATATTCAAATTGTTCGTAATTCGGTTCCAATTGTATCACTACACGGTTCTGGTGAAATGCGACTAGATGATTCTGGTTTTACCATCGCAAACAATAACACTTCATCTATCGTTATCACAGTTAATACTGGTGGTACATTGTTCGTGGAAATGTCTAAAGAAGCAACCTACGCAACACCATTAACAGGAATGTAAAATGAAGTTAATTAGAGAAACCGTAGAAAATGTTAAGTATCTTTCAGAGTCCACAGAAAGTGGTAAAAAGAAACTCTATATAGAAGGAACATTCTTAGTTGGTGAACAGGTCAACAAGAACAACCGCATGTATAAAATGGATACATTGCGTAGGGAAGTTGAGCGTTACGACCGTGAATTCATCCAATCGAATCGTGCGATGGGTGAATTAGGACATCCAGATACTCCTTCTTTAAACCTTGAGAGAGTATCTCATAAAATCGTATCTTTGGTGGAAGATGGCAACAGCTTCTACGGTAAGGCATTAATCCTCGATACACCATATGGAAAAATTGTTAAAGATTTTATCGATAACGATATCCAAATTGGTGTTTCATCAAGAGCGCTTGGTTCTTTAACTATGACCAGAGAGGGTTACAACCTTGTTCAAGATGACCTAAAACTTGCTACAGCGGCCGATATTGTTGCAGACCCATCTGCACCAGGTGCCTTTGTAAATGGTATTATGGAAAATAGAGAATGGATGTTTGTTGAAGGACGCTTCATAGAAGCAGACTTTGACAGAGCTAAAAAACAGATTAAAGCTGCTTCTAAACGAGAGTTAGAAGAAGTTGCTCTAAAAATCTTTGAAAATTACCTTCAAAAACTTTAATTTTATAAATAAGAAATCATAAGGAGATTCCTAATGGCAACAAATAAACTCATGGAAGCCGCAGCAGATATTCTTGCAGGAAGCAAGAAATCAGCCTCAGGTGAGCCTATGCATAAAGCCGATGCTACCCCAGTAGACCTAGGTGGTCCAACACCACAAAATGGTAAGCCAGACGACAATTCTGAAAAGATTGACGCTACTAAAGCCGCTAAGTCTGCTACTGCACCTACAACTAAAGCTTCTAATGCTTCCGCTAAAATGGAAAACACAGAAGTTGATGGTGAAGAAATTATTGCTGAAGATGAAACAGCAATCGATGATGAATTAAAAGGCAAAGTAAAAGCAGATATTGATGCTCTTTTTGCTGATGATTCAACCATCTCAGAAGAATTCAAAACTAAAGCTTCTACAATTTTCGAAGCTCGTGTCATGGACCGAGTTGCACAAATTGAAGAAGAAACCGAAGTTAAGTATGCAGGCATGCTTGAAGAAGCAGTTGAGGCCATCAAAGCAGACTTGACCGAAAAGGTTGATGACTATCTATCATATGTTGTTCAACAATGGATGGAAGAGAACGAAATCGCTATTGATTCTGGTCTTCGTTCAGAACTAACAGAAGATTTCATTGCTGGTTTGCGTAACCTATTTGCAGAACACTATATTGATGTTCCTGCTGAAAAGGTTGATTTAGTAGACGAGCTTGCTGGTAAAGTTGAACAACTTGAAAGCAAACTTGATGAAGAAATTCAGCGTGGCATGTCTTTCGCTAAAGCGTTAGTCGAGTCTCGCAAGAATGAAATGACCCGTGAAGTTACAGAAGGCCTCACAGCCACTCAAGCTGAAAAAATCAAATCACTCGCAGAGAGTGTTGAATTCTCCACAGAGGACGAATACAAAGAGAAGCTTGAAACAATCCGTGAGAACTATTTTCCATCTGGCATGAAAAAGGCCAATGAGAAACAACTACACGAGCAAGTCGAAGATACGGACGAAAAGAAAGTCATTAATGACCCATTCGTTGCTGCTGTATCTCAAGCAATTTCCAAAACCAAAGTTTAATTAGTAAAACACTCTAGGAGAAAAAATATGTATTTGTCCGAATCATTACAAAAGAAGTGGGAAGGCGTATTAGACCACGCTGACTTGCCTTCTATCAAAGACCCATATCGCAGAGCCGTAACAGCTGTTGTGCTTGAAAATCAAGCTCAAGAGATGATTAAAGCCGGTTCAATTCTAAATGAAGCACCTCCAGCAAACGCTGCTGGTACAGGTGGTTTCGGTGGCGGTGCAACTGCTACTGGTCCAGTTGCTGGTTTCGACCCAATCTTAATCAGTTTGGTTCGCCGTTCATTGCCTAACTTAATCGCTTACGATGTATGCGGTGTTCAGCCAATGACAGGTCCAACAGGTTTGATTTTCGCAATGCGTTCAATGTATACCAATGCAACATTTGGTACAGGCGTTGAAGCAATGTTTGACGAAGCAAACACTGGTTTCGGTGGTGTTAAAGCTGCTCAAACTACATTAGCAGTTGGTTCAGCTGCTGCTAACACATTCGTTGCTAATGCTGCTGCACAAGCAGGTCTAGCAACAGCTACTGCTGAAGATTTAACTTTCAACGAAATGGCATTCTCAATTGAGAAAGTTACTGTAACTGCAAAGACTCGTGCTTTGAAGGCAGAATACTCACTTGAACTTGCTCAAGACTTGAAAGCAGTTCATGGTTTAGATGCAGAAACAGAATTAGCAAACATCTTGTCTGCTGAAATTCTTGCTGAAATTAACCGTGAAGTTGTTCGCACAATCTACGGTACTGCTAAGACTGGTGCTCAAGTAGGTACAACTACTGCTGGTACATTCGACTTAGATACCGACTCTAACGGTCGTTGGATGGTTGAAAAAGTTAAAGGTTTGGCATTCCAAATCGAGCGTGAAGCTAACACTATCGCTAAGACAACTCGCCGTGGTAAAGGTAACATCATGATTTGTTCATCTGATGTTGCATCTGCTCTTGCAATGGCTGGTATCCTTGACTATCAATCTGCATTGAATGGCCAAGTTAACCTAACTGTTGACGATACAGGTAACACCTTTGCAGGTACCTTGTTCGGTCGTATCAAAGTGTATATTGACCCATATGCTCCAACTTCTTCAACAAGAGAATTTGCAGTTGTTGGTTATAAGGGTTCTAACGCTTATGACGCTGGTTTGTTCTACTGCCCATATGTACCGTTACAAATGGTTCGTGCAGTTGACACCGGTAACTTCCAACCAAAAATCGGTTTCAAAACTCGCTACGGCTTAGTTGCAAACCCATTTGCAGAAGGAACTACTAATCAAGGTTCAGGCGCACTAACAGTATTGTCTAACAACTACTACCGTGCGTTCAAAGTTGCGAACTTGATGTAATCGCAAACAGTCTCAATATAATAACTATAATAGAGACTGTTCAAAACTCAAAAGGCCCACTTCGGTGGGCCTTTTTTTATGGAGCATAAATACCATCATGACAGCACTCACTAGAAATCCATCTAATCCAAACTTTCTACAACCTAATAAGTTTCAGTTAAACTTTTCTAGGTTACCGAATGTTCAATACTTCTGCCAGACAGTAGGTGTTCCTGGCATCTCTTTGTCTGAAGCCGTTATTACCAATCCATTTGTTGACATTTATTCTCCAGGCGAAAAGGCAATTTACGATTTAATCTCAGTCACTTTTATGATTGATGAAGAAATGAAATCATGGATTGAAATTCACGATTGGATTCGTGCAATGACTTTCCCTAGTAATTTCAATGAATATAAAAAATTGCCTACTCTTGCAAATAGATTGGCAGAATCTGATGCTAAATTCCCACAGTTTTCAGATGCCGCTATTACCATTCTATCTTCGGCAAATTTACCATTATACAAATTTAAATTTTACGATTGTTTCCCAACTACCCTGTCCACATTCGTTATGAATACTGGTGATTCACCAGATTCACCAATGAGTGCTGATGCTACATTCAGGTATAGTTACTACGATATCGAAAAACTTTTCTAAAAACGCTTGACATTGTTGCCAATGTTGTGATATACTCCTCTTTATAGGAGGATTTATTTTATGAAACATATTGATGATTTACTTGAAGAATGGCGCAAAGATTCGGACATAGACCGTACCGAACCAGGCAAAGCTCTTCTCGACATTCCCAAATTACACAGTAAGTATTTGAACATACTTTCAAGGCATCGTTTGCTTTCGAAAGAAGCCGAATTCAAATATAACAGAATGAAAAAGTTAAAATGGGAATACTATACAGGGAAGTTAGATGATGACCAACTAAAGAAGTATGGTTGGGAACCATTTCCTTTTGTTCTCAAATCCGATATCACTACATATTTGGAGAGCGATGAGGATATCAACAAGTATATTGCTATCAAAGCATCACATGATGAAGTGGTTGATATCTGTCAAAGTATAATGAAAGAGTTAAACTCTCGAACATTTCAGTTGAGAGATTTTATAGCATGGGAAAGATTCATTCAAGGTGTCTGATTTAACACTACATAAAAAGAATGAGGCATACATTCAATTCGAATGTGACCGAAGTATTGCTCAAGAATTGAGTGATTACTTTACATTCTATGTTCCAGGTTACCAATTCACGCCTGCTTTTAAAAGTCGTGTTTGGGATGGCAAAATTAGACTTGTTGACCTAAGAAGTTTTACAATATATCATGGTCTTGTTCCTTACATTCAAAAATTTTGTAAAGAACGGGATTATAAACTTGATGTTGATAATGATGTAATTTCTGCTGATGAATTCTCTTTAGTAGAAGCAAAAGAGTTTGTTGATACACTAAACTTGCCACATGAGGTAAGAGACTATCAATTAAAATCTTTTGTTCACGCAATCCGTAACAGACGAATCCTTCTGTTATCTCCTACCGCTTCAGGTAAATCTCTAATCCTCTATCTTATAGTTTGTTATTTGCAACAAACGCAAAAGCGTGGTTTGTTAATTGTGCCAACAACATCATTGGTTGAACAAATGTATAAAGACTTT